CGTGGCCCCACCACCGAGAGGATGACCTCAAGCTTGCGGGGATGAATGAGCAAAGGCGTGCCAAAAACCCGCGAAGCCAGATACGGCATCGTCGGAAGATTTGTCATAAGACCTCTGAGTTAAGAGATGAGAAAAACCGTGTCTAGGTTTCTTGGTCCACCAGCGGCGCATCAGGCACATCCGGTGGATGGGTGGGAGCCACTTGGTTAGTAGCTCCGTTGCGTGCGACCAAGCGTGGGTCGGTGTCGAGCACCAAGCCCAGCGAATCGGCGCGTGCGTTGTCTGCGGCGATCTCCCGGTCGATGGATTCCGCGTCGTAGCCGTAGGACGAAATAGCTTCTGAGCGACTCATCAAGCCAGAGCGAATGGCCAACTGCATGGCCTTGAACTCTTTTTCGGGATCCACCCATTGCCAGCCCTGTGGGATCCACTTGGCCGCTTGGTACTCGCGCGCTTTGGTTCGGTAGTTGGGCAAATCGAGCTTGCCTTCGAGCACGGCTTGCTGCATCCATGCGCGCCAGATCGGGCGACACAACTGATGCACGATCACGCCGTGCTGCAAGGTCTCACAACGACGCCGAAACTCCAACAAACCTGCACGGATGGATGAGTAGTTCACTTGGGTCAAGTCGCCCGTGAGCATCTCAAACGTGATGCCCATGGCTGCGGCCACTGCTCTGAACTGCTGACGCATGAACTCGGCATAGCTCGAACCCACATCTGCTGGTGCAGAGAACTTGATGTCCTCACCAGGCTCCAAGATCTGCAATGTTCCGGGTTCCATGCCTGCCAAGGCCACACCGCTTTCATCGGCATCACCCTCGCCCATGAGGTTGTCCTCAGGGGCCATGCGGGTGATGAAGCCTGCAAACATGGCAGCCGTTTTCTTGCGCACCAGCTCAGCATCGTCGTACTGGTCAAGCTCATTGAGCTTGACCAACGCTCTTGCCAGCCAAGGCTCACCCCGAATCTGTCCCGGTCGAAGTGGTCGGTACAGATGCACGATTTCAGCCGCATCCACCCGGACCAGATCAAGACTCCCGGTACCAGACATAGGCGCAAGCATTCCGTCATTAGGGTGCGCGCGATACAGGTGGTACGCGACGCGTCGGCCCAAGAGATCAAACTCAATGCCCGCTCGAATCACATTGCCGTTGGGCAAGTCTTGATTCAAGCTGATGGGCAAGTGTTCTGCTTCGAGCACTTGGAGCTGAAAAGCCACCGACAGGTTGTCTTCCGCTCTTCGGTAGCGCATGCGCACAAACGCCTCACCACCTTCGAGCATGGCGCGTGTGGCCAAGCCTTGAAGGCCGTAGAAGTCGGTAAGCCCCGCCGCATCGGCATCCTCACACCAACTCCACCACAAGGCATGCACTGCCTCGCGCTGGGGTGGGTCTTGAATCATGCTTTGCGGCTTGATGCCCGTGCCAATCGCGTTGGCCACAAAGGCATCAATGCCTGCAGCGGCCCAAGCGTTGCGACGCACAAGGTCACGGCTCTTGGTGCGCAACTGGTCTTGGGTAAGCGCCAGCGCTGAGACAGCACCCGGATTGCCCGGATTCCATTTCAGTGCGCGTCGCCCCATCCCTGTTCCGTCATAGACCGGGGTGTTGCCAAACATCCGGCGTTTGATGGTGTTGATCCAGCCCATCACAACTCCTTAGACGTTGTGATGCGAATCTGGCGCGACTTGCGCTTACCTGCTGCACGTGCGATCTTCGACTCCACTTCGGCAATGGCCGCCTTGAGGTCGGTCACGCTTCGGTACTCGACACTCTTGCCGTCATACGTCACGCGATGCTCGCCGCTGGCCAAGGCCTCTCGCAAAGCCTGAAGGTGTTGTTCGGTATAGCTCGTCATCACTTCATCCAGTTACTGCGAATGACCCTCCTGCCGAGCTGGGGGACTTTGTTCATAAAAAAGCCACCGACGGGGGTGGCTGGGAGAGTTGTGGGCGTTGAAGGGTTTGGCAATGCTGGCGGGCTGCGCCATGGAACGTCGTCCACAAGTTCGTCCACCTCCTCTTCGGCATGGACTTCGACCTTGGGCTCTGCTTCCACAAAGTCCACGTCACCGTTGGGTGGCCGCACACCTTGAATTCCTTGCAAGAACTCAGGCGTTTCAAAACCTGGACGCACTGGGAACAGTCCGTCCATGCGCAACTCCGGTGGCTCAGCGCTCAGCGGAATGCCAAGTTGGCGCTCAAGCTCCAACCAGTGACGTTCCTCAAAGCGGTCTAAGCCCGCCAGACTGGCAGCGGCACGTGCGTACACGTAACAGTCCAAGGCCTCGTTACGCTCACGCACTTTTTGCCACTCGCGAAACGAGAAGCCATTGCGGTCACGCCGCGTGACCAGTTGTTCTGAACACAGTTGCTGGACGTACTCGGCATCGACTTGCGGCAAATGGACGTACCCGTTGGGGAACACAATCTCGCCGTCTTCGGTGACCTCAATCGTTTTGCGCAGGTTGTTGAAGAATTCCAACTTGGCAATGCCACCCACCACCGCATAGACACGCAGGCCTCGGCGCAGACGCCTGCCATTGGTAGTCATGTCCACAGCAGTAGGCAAACCAACCAACGCTGCACCACGCGCCACACCCTTCATCGGCAACAAGCGCGGGTCATGCTGGCGACGCACAAAGGCATAAGCCTCTTGGGTTGCATAGCCGGTATCAAGCCCCATGCGCACCAAGCGCATCGGCACACCACTGATGTGCGTCCAGCTCTCTTGGAGCATGAGCCCCAAACGCAGCCAGACATCATCTCGGGCGGTATCGCCTTCGAGCACCCGGTGCTCGATGAGCCAAGAGCGCTTCTCCCGACCAAAGCCCCAGATGGAGACTTCGATACGGTCTTTTTGAATGTCGATGCCACCTGCAAGCAGGAGTGCGCCATAGGGCACCGTGCCCATGCGGTACGACTCACGTCGCTCAAGCAAGCGCTCCCACTCAGGCGTTTCGCCTTGCTCGACCCAAGTCTCACCCAGCTCGGTGTTCTTAAAAGCCTTCAATGCGGTTGCTGACCCTTGCGCCAGCTCCCACGCCTGTGCAATCTCTACCCAACTGCGCCAACCCACCGGGCTGTACAGACTAGACAGATGAAAACCAGCCGTGCGACCGTTACCGGGGATGGTTGCCACCCAGCGCCCAAGCTCCAACATCTGGGTCTTGGCGTGTTCATAGATCGGCTCCTCACATCCAGTGCAGAGGTAACGCACCGAGTCAGGTTGGCCCTTCTCCCAAATCAAACGCTCAAACTGCAAGCGCTGCTCATGCCCGCAGTGAGGGCACGGCACCATGAAGTGGCGCTGGTCGGATTGCTCAAACTCCCGCTCGATGCGCGAAGCACCAGAGATGGTCGGGGTCGACACAATCAAAATCTTGCGCCGGGCAAACGTGCGGGTTCGTGCCTCGGCCAGCGAGATGGCATCACCCTCACCTTCTACGTCACCGGGGTAACCGTCCACCTCATCCAAGAAGAGGTAACGCACAGGCATAGAGCGCAGACCTACCGCACTGTTGGCCCCTGTGAGGACCAACACCCCGCCTCGGAACTCCTTGGCAAGGATGGTGTTGCCCGAGTCACGGGCGCGCGCAGGTGCGATGAGGGCTGAGAGTGTTTCGCTCTCTTCAATCAGCGGGTCAATCCGCTGCTTGGAGTTTCGTTTGGCCATCTCCACTGTGGGGGCCACGGCCATCATCGGACCTGGTGCCATGTGAATCACATAGCCAATCCAGTTGTTGCCACACTCGGTACCGCCAACCTGAGCGCCCTTCATGAACACCACACGCTCCACGGGTGAGGTGGGCGAGAGGCAATCCATGATCTCCTTGAGATACGGCGTGCGGCTCGTGCGCCAGCGGCCAGGCTCAGAGGCTGACTTACCCGACAAGAAGCGGTACTGGTCAGCCCATTCAGAAACGCTTAGTAATGGGTCGGGGGTGAGTCCCTCGCGCCACGCCTCAGCGATGGCATCAATTCCGTCGTAGTGTTTAAACACATTGGTGTTCCTCAATCGATTCGCACCGCCATGTCACCTAAGTCGAGCAAATGCTCACGCACCGCCTTCTCCAAGACCTGGTGCATTTGGTGTGCATCGACGTTCAAGTCAGACGCCAGCTGTGCAGAGACACGAGCGGGCCAGTTCAGCCACGCATCGCGCTGTGTGCGCGCTAATTTGTAAACGTGGGCCACCGCTTGGGATCGGTCCACTAAGTCGCCCTTGAGGCGCGCTAAGCGCACCTTGTTGGTTTGCGCTTTGAGCACCTCATTGGCTGTGCGGGCTTGCAGCAAGGTGGTGCCGCCCGCTGCAGGCGATTGCGCTCCAGATGAATCCCCTAACGCCTCACGAACGCTGGCAATCGCCTCGTTGGGTACAGGGCGTTGTTCGCCGCGCTGTTGAGAAGCATCGGTGTTGCGCCGCCACTCATCGTTAGCCCGGTCCACATCAATGGAGCCATCGGCATTGGCCGTGATGCGCCCTGAGTTGATGGCTTTGCGCACAGCGCCTTCGGAAATTCCACGGTAGCGGGCATAAGCGCGCATGGACATGTTTTGACTCATGAATGAGGTCCTGTGAGTGCGTGCGCGCGAATAAGCGTACTAAAGCGTGCCAATGCGCACTCATGTCCAAGTGATTCAGTCTGACTTAAAGAACAACTTGATCTTGTTTGCGAATGAAGCGTTCATACGTACATGCGCTAACGCATTTGATTAACTTTTTTGGAGCGATTGATGAACCACCACACCACGACCAACGCGATCACCGCGCCCTCTTCGCTTTTGGAGCAGATAGCTTTGAAGCACTTTTTTGTCGAGACCCTGCAGCCACAGAACCGCGACTGCTTGGACTTTCACGACGTTTCGGTTTGGGCGATTGAGTCGGCTCTGAAGGCTGCGTTTGAGGCAGGGGTTCAGGCGGCTTTGAAGGATAAGACAAAGAAGGCTTAAGGAGCACAAAGAGTTCAAGCAAGAGATTCACAACTCGCTTGACTCGATCGGAAATAGAAGCGTTCATCACGCACCTCACTGATAAAGATTTGAAAAAGGAATGAAAGACATGACCACACAACTCACAGCCACCCAACAAGCCATCCTTGCCCACGCCCATCAACACACGGCAGGCAAGATTGAATGGTTCCCAGAGAACATCAAGGGCGGCGCGCGCCAGAAAGTGCTCGACGGTTTGTTCAACCGCGCACTCATCACCAAGAGCGCCAGCGACTGGTTGATTGCAGCCGAGGGCTACGACGCGCTCGGTGTGCCACGCAAGGGGGCAGTCAACGCGCCAACGGCAGATACCAACGCTGCGCCAGCCAATCCCAAAACACCCCGCACACGAGAAAACAGCAAGCAAGCCCAAATGATTGAGTTGCTTCAGCGCCCTGACGGCGCAACCTTGAATCAACTGGTCGAAGCCACTGGCTGGCAAGCACACACGGTGCGCGGCGCGATGGCCGGGGCCCTGAAAAAGAAACTCGGCCTCACCATCACTTCAGACAAAGCAACGGGCCAAGAGCGTACGTACCGCATCAGCAGCGAAGGAGTCGCAGCATGAGCACGATGACCATCACGATCGAGCGCACACCCCGCACCTTGAACTTCGGTGGCAAGCAAATTGAAGTTGAGGAACTCAGCGTTGAGCTGCCTTTTGCGCGAAAGCCTTGCAGCCTCGAAGAAGTGGGCGGCTACGGCAACTACAAGGTGCTCGTAATCGAAACGCGCGAGATGACTGCGGATGAATTCGACAGCTTTGGCCGAACGCTCCTCAGGTCACGCGATTGGCTGGCAGGAAAAGGCGGCGGCACAGGCGACGGATTCTTGTGCGTTGAGATCAAAGCACCAGATCGCCCCTACCTATACGTCAACCCCGAGGGAGGGGACTATGCGCGCTACGTTGCGCGCTTGGGATAAAAGAAAAGGCGGCAAGGCCTGAACCTTTGCCGCCTTGTGCGATGCACAAGAGAAGTGATTACTTCTTTTTGTTCAATGCTGCTTTGAAAGCTGCACCAGGTGTGAACTTAGGCACATTGGCAGCAGCGATCTTCAATGCTTCGCCAGTACGTGGGTTGCGACCCGTACGTGCAGCGCGCTTGGTGGCCTTGAAAGTACCAAAGCCAATCAACTGGACATCTTGCTTCTTAGCAACAGACTTGGTGATGATTTCAAGCAATGCATCGATTGCACGACCAGCAGCGGCCTTTGACATTTCAGTTTCGTGGGCCAACGCCTCAATCAATTCAGTCTTGTTCAATTTTTTCTCCTTTTGATGAACGGTCGAGATTCTGACACGGCCATGTGTCAATTCGCTCAAGGGTTTTCGTCAAGAACTTGAGGCGTATCAAGCTCTTCCACATCAGCACGGTGAAGGACGGCTTTCTTACCCGTGAAGTCCTCCCAACGCTTGACGATCACATCCACGAACTTGGGATCCAACTCCATGAGTCGGGCGTGTCGGTTGGTTTTTTCACAAGCAATTGCTGTGGTGCCAGACCCACCAAACAAGTCGAGCACGATGTCTCGGCTTTTGGATGAGTTCTTCACTGCGCGCTCAACCAGTTCCACGGGCTTCATTGTGGGATGCAGGTCATTGACGCGGGGCTTGTTGTAAAACCAAACATCAGCCTGATCGCGGTCACCACACCAAAAGTGATCGGAGCCTTGCTTCCAACCGTACAAGATGGGCTCGTACTGGCGTTGATAGTCAGCACGTCCTAAAGTGAACGAGTTCTTCGCCCAAATCACAAAGGTCGACCACTTGCCACCCGCATCGAGCCAAGCTTTTTGTAAGGTGTGAAGCTCAGATGAGCTCATGCACACGTAGCACGCGCCCTTGGTCATGATGAGCAAGTTCAGGCAAGCGTCGTACAAGAACTTGTAGAACCCATCGCCCAGAGCATCGTTCAGAATGCGACGGTCTTTGCCGCGCATCTTGTCTTTGGCGCTGTTGCCGTAGTCCACGTTGTAGGGCGGGTCTGTGAAGGCCATATCTGCGAGCTGGCCATCCATGAGGCGCTCAACATCCGAGAGCACCGTGGAGTCACCACAAAGAAGGCGGTGGTTGCCGAGAATCCACAAGTCCCCAGGTCTGGAAACAGGATCTACTGGTGGTTCTGGGATTGCATCATCCTCGGTTAAACCACCGCCTTCATCTTGCGGATTGAGCAAGTCGTCAA